CGCCAAAAGGTCCAGAGAAATCTGGTTTAGCTCATCCTCGTCAATGACTTCAGCAAGGTTGCTGTAAAAATCAACGTCGTCATCTTCACTTATTTCAACGACAGCGCTACCGTCATCCTCAAGAATGACCTCGATGTCCGGCGCATCCTCTTCCATCATTTCAATGATGTCGGTTACCGGCGCTAGGTTTACTACCTTGTCTATTGCCATGTCGTTGCCCTAAATGTATTTGCGGTTATCGTTGGTCATTCGCTCTACATTACCACCGTGTTTAAAAGATCGAGCGCCCTTAGGTGTTTTAATTTCAGGTAAAGTTCTAGCTACAATTCCTCTGGACGTGACTTTTTGTGCATTCATGGCCACAGGGTCAATCATAGGATAGAGAAATTTTGTCTGGCCTTTTTTAATATTAAAGGAAGAATCCTCAGAGACTAAGTGCTGGTCTCTAAGTTTAGCAAATTCTTTCTCATTAACTTCAATAGGTTTGCCTATCTCAACGGTACCAATAACTTCGGCAGGCCCTGCTCCAGTGCGAACAATGCCTACTCTTTTACCGACGTAAGGTTTTAAAGAGGGGGTTTCTCGACTTTCAAACTTTTTAGTGCCCTTAATGATAAGGTCCGCATAATCTGTGCCGTTTCGGTCAACAGCAATGTTTATGCCTAAGGGCTCACCTTTTTTATTTGTGGCGGTTACTTCTGGCGTGGCCGCTTGACCGACCCCGTCACGTACATCTGCTGAAGGCTCTGGCCTTGCTTCTGTGCCGAGATTTGGTTTCGAATCATCTGCGCCAGTGGAGAGTTCTCCCCCCGCTTCTGGACTTCGTTCTGGAGCCGAGTTTCTAAGGTAATCATCGTAGTTGTCCCTAAAGTAAACCTCTGTATCGTAGTAAGTCAAACGGGCATCTGACACGTTTCCTTCGGCTATTGTATCAGCTACTACGTCATCATACAAATCTGCCTGTTGGGCAAATATTTCATCCGCCCTCGCAGGATCAAAGGCGTCATCAAACTCTGGAACATACTGGAATCGCAGTCCTGTCAGAGCTGCTGTCTCTGGATCGCCTGATCTGGTCTGGCGGTTTATGCGATCATCGAACCGCATGTCCGTTACATAAGTAAACCCATCAACTCCTTTTTCTCTAAGCCTTTCAGTTACCTTGGCCATTTGAGCAGGAGTGATAGATTCCTTGAAGTAAATCTCGACACCGGGCCGTGCGTTTGGTGTATCGGCAGATACCACGCGGGACATGAATACCGCGTCTTGGTCATAGGCTTTACCCTGCTCAACAAGGCGCCTACGCAGAGCCTCAGGATTGAAGTTTTGACGTACTACGAACTCAGCATTCAATGCTCTTTCGGTATCCCCCATGAAGGACCCGTATGTGTTTGCAAGATTGTAGGTCAGAACACTGTCGTCGTTTCTTACAACGTCATCAAACTCTGCTGCCAATTCTGCCTGAGCGTATCCGCTCATGGGTTGATTTGGTCTTTCGCCTGACACACCAAGCTGATACCGCTGCAGCGGTGCCTCCATTATAGAAAGCTCTGCCTGCATCTGGTCGCGGTTATCATCGAAAATACGTCGTGCTACTGCAATACGACCTTCGTACTCCTCATCAGTCTCAGTCTTGCGTCGAGCAGGTGCTTTAAACCCTTGGTTAATAGAGCGTCGAAGCTCATCCACTCGTGTTTGATTAGGAGCTCCAGCAAGAGACATCTCGTATTCCAGAGAACCGCCCTCGCCCGCTTTAGTAGTCCAGCCGTTGTTGGTCCACCTTTCTTTCTCAACGAACCACGCCACCGCCTGCAGGTCATCAGGGCCAAGGTCGCCTAGCTCAGGAGATACCGAACGTATGCTACCAGACTCGTTTATGCGTCTTGCTGCGTCTCGGAAAACATCCTGCCCGAACCCGAACTCACCACCAACACGCGGCTCATAAAGACTAGAGCCTACCAAGTGAGAACCGCTTACACCCTGCTCTGCAGCTGGAGGTATGCGTGGCTGATCTGCCATTCTTCGCAACATACGCGCGGCCCAGACATCTATTGTGGCCTCATTAGTCAGGCCTATAAGGTTGCCTGTGAAGTTTGGAGTCTTGGGAGAGCTGCCTGTTTTAACAGAACGGAACATGTCTAACAACGCGCCCATTGAGGACGGGCTGTTGGTATTAAACAATTCACCGCCTGCCTTAGTGATTAACGGGAACTCGCCTTCCTTGTGCAGCCGGGTCAGTGTCTTGCCATCTACAGGAAGTCCCTGTTCAATCCGGCGCTGATATGCAGCAAGCTCGTTATCATAGTCACCACGGCTATATCGACGCAGTATCTCTACCGCATTCTTGAAGTTCTGTTCTACATTAGTCTGGGCGCTGGTTGTCCCCAACACATCAGCAAAGACATCACCTATACCACCAAACTCCGACCGCAGCTGATCACGCATGCCCCGATACCAGTTGGCCTGCGCCAGTATATCGAGAGCTGCCTTATCGCCCTGCTGGGCACGACGAACAACGTCTTCTACTTCACCGACAACGCCGTCCGCAAGTTTTGTTTTCCATACGTCCTTATCAATACCTGCAGGAGGATTTTGAAATCCATAGGGTATCTTTTTAAATTCTACTTTAGGCTTGTCGTTTTTATAGTTTAGACCAGTCACTTCTATTGGCGCCCAACCCTCTGTGGGAGAGTAGTTGCCTTTTACTCGTTGTGCCTCTGCCTTGGCTTCCTGTCGTTTATTGCGACTTGTGCCAACTTTTTGGTTAAGTATTTCGTTTTCTTTTTTAGAAAGGCGTGCAGGCTCTGGAACAACTGCCTGATCTAGCTCGTCTAACATCTTGGAGGACTCAGTATCCGGCAGGTCAGGGGGCACGTCATCAGCCATACGGCGAGTTGCCGCCGTGCTACCTATGTCCGCTCCCATACCACCTACTGTAGAGGCTAACAACTCTGCCGCCATAGAGTCAGGCGCTATCTCACGCGCACCGGCAGCCGCAATCTCACTACCACCATACGCCGCAGTCTCTCTACCTAAACTGGGAAATAATTTCTCCAGCTGTGTGGCAGCCACAGTGCCTGCCTGCCTAGCTCGAGCAAACGGCAGTATCTGAGTAGTCACAGCAGCCGGCGAGTACGGATCATAGCCCGCTACGCCCGCACTTTGCTGCAACCTCTGAGAAACCGGCACAAACGGCTTAGTCTCAATGCCCAGCGCTTCAGCGCCCTTCTTAACGCCCAGCTGGGCTAAATCACCAAGGCCCACGGTCATGTCTAACAGAGAGCCTACAACGGGCTTGCTTATGTTTTCAGAAAAAGCCGTGTTCAACCGGTCCAACATGCCGCGGCTTTCAGTGCGTGCTGCTTGGTCCTCGGTGTTCGGTTCTCTTAAGGCGGCCGATGAGGGGCTGTCCAAGGCTACGAGCTGTGCTTGTAGTTCCTCGGGAGTAAGGTCCGCAGGGCCTCCATCTGCGAACCCTTTAAGCTTTTTTACTTCGCCGCCCTCCGCGTAAGGTCTGCCGTACCTAAAGTCGACAGGCTTCACGGTCATCGGGTCGTTTTGACTGCCTATGTTCTGGGCTATCTCACTGTATCCTGTGACCGGAGGGGCTTCTCCAAACCGCGTACCGAACTGTTGGTAGTTAGCCGCTTCCTGTTGTCCTCTCTGATCTGCCTGCTGCTGCATCAGACCAAACAGTTGTGAGCGTGACAGGCCACCACCGTAGCTGCCTGTTTGAGACAGAAGCGGCTCAAAAGCGCGATAGGCTTCTTCGTTACCACCGACCAACTGACGCAGGTCCTGCGCTGCTCGGCCTTGGGTGTAACGATTAAGTGTTCCGGTGTCCATGAGCGAACGAGGACGGCTAGTGACTGTAGGAGGTGTCCAACTGAATCCTGATCCGGTAGCCGAGATCAACCTAGCAGCAGGCGTGTAGTCAAAGCCTGTGAGCTGCTGAGTTCCCATTACATCTTCAGTAACCTCGGTCCGTGGAGCGCTTTCCCTGAATGCTACATCCAAAGAAGGCTCGCCGGGGGCAAATACACTGGTGTTATCCGGCAACGGCTGATAAACAGTAGGAGGCACGTACTCTGATTGTGTCTGAGGAAACTGCTCTGAACCAACAGGTGTCGCCGCCGGTATCGCCGCCGGCATAGGTTTTGGTGCGGGTTCTTGGATGTTAAACAAAATATTCGGGTCGACGCCAACACTGGCAATGTCTGACAGAGAAAGACCCTGTGTTGTAGCAACCTGTTGCGCGTAACGACGCTCGTCTTCACTAAGCACATTGTCCGCCATGAAGTCAGCAAGAATCTTTTTCGCGCCTGTGGCATAATCCGCACGACTTTCATTCGCCAATCTTCCGCCTGCGCCAAACGCAGACTCACCACCACCTAACTGAGCCGCGGTCAGCGGTGCGCCAGACGCGAAGATCGCATCAATGGTCGACTGCTTTACGCCCGCGTCTAACGCATCCTTAATGCTAACGCCTGATTCAATAATGGCATTGTAGGCTTTGGCCGCATCCCACGAACTTGGGTCTTCTGCTATCTCACCAAGAATGCGCTCTTCTGCTTTACGCAGGTTTGCGTAGTAATCCTCTATCGACATTCCTGATTCACGAGCAGACTTCATGGCCGCTGATTCAAGGCCCGCGGCCCATTCGCTTCCGGCATACAATGCAGGGTCTCCGCCTGCGGCCATACGGACAGGCAGACGAGAAAGCATCTCTCGTGCAGATTGATTGGCCATAGACGATCCCTCGAAAAAGAGTTATTGTTTCGCTAGTTTAGGCCTAATAATACTCAGGCACAAGTCCCTCAGTTTCATCGTCTTCATCCTCGTCGTCATGCAACTGAATGAAGTTCCCCGCACGAAATCGCATCAACGCCTGAGTGGTGCTATCCACTAAGTCATCATTATCACCATTTGGAAATGCAGCGCACTCCTCGATGAGCTCTTCCGCCCACTGCGTTTCAGGTGCCCAGACCATGCCGGACTCGAGAATAGGTGCAACAGAGTTGGCCCGCGAAACTTTGTCCTGACCTGCACGGCGCCCGCCGGGTGAATACATGGTGACAGGAATACCTAGCCTACGCAGTTCTTGCTGAAGCGTGATACCTGTCGCCTTTGCCTCAATCAACACATTATCCGGCTGCCAGTAGTCATACTGGTCCTTGGCAATACGTTTGAGTTCAGGAAAGTCCCAACGACCCTTTCTCACATCAATCAACAAGATGCTTGGTCCGTGGTCCTCGGTCGGATAGAAAACGCCCCACGTCGTAATGACAGAGAAGTCCGCTGTCTCCTTTTTTGAATAGGCAGTATCGTAGGATTGGATGATGTACTCGAGCCGCGGCATGTAGTCCTTTTCCCAGATACGCCACCACTCACGTTTCAGGATTGCCCCTTCATCCGCCGTGGGCCGCTGCTGATACATCGCGTTCCACTTCTGAATGGACATAGAAGCACGGACCGCGCGCAACTCGTCAAGCTGCCAGAAGCTCGGCCAAAGGGCACGTTCTTCAGGCTCGCCCTCGTCGAAGATGGCAGGAAACTCGATAACCTCCCACTGGTCCGCATTGCTGTTAGACTGAGCTTTGAGTAGTCGGGCCGTTAGGTCCTTAGTTCCCCACCTAGTCATCACAATAACAATAGCACCGCCGGGTTGCAATCGAGTTCTAGGGCCAGAGGTGTACCAGTCCCACGCATTGTCCAGAGCTAGCTGAGACGCCGCGTCCTGTTCAGAGTGAGGGTCGTCGATGATCAACATGTCCGCACCGCGGCCCGTCATTGCACCACCGACGCCCACGGCAAAATATTCACCACCATCGTTAGTGTCCCACCTTCCGGCGGCTTTACTATCGGCCTTCAAGGCAACGTCAGGAAATACTTCCTTGTATTTATCAAGGTCCATGAGGTTACGCACTTTACGGCCGAAGCGGACAGCGAGCTCGCCGGTGTGCGTTGCCTGAATGATCTTGGTGCTTGGACGACGGCCCATGATATAGGCCGGGAGCAAGTAGGATGCAAATTCAGATTTCGTGTGTCGAGGCGGCATGTTGATAATCAAGCGCTTCAACGTGCCGTTGGCAATACGGTCAAACGCCGCGGCCATCTTTTCGTGGTGGCTAGACAGGATGGCTTCAGGCCATACGTAGCGTGAAAAACCAAGAAAAGTATTTTGTGCTTTCTCTTGGCCCTCTAGCATAGCTAGACGGTACTCTAATCGAAGACGTTCGGCTTCGATGTCTTCAGGGGCAGCGTTAGGTAGCATGCGGTTCCTTTTCTTCTTTCTGTTTGACTATGCTGAGTATAGCAGCTTCCTGCTCTTCTTCTTCATAGCTCTCGATAAAGGCCACAGTTTCCATGACCTCTTCTACGGTATACCGGCCTCGAGTGTACTTCAGTATTGCCAGTATTAACTGGGTGTAGTTGTACTCTTCCATACAAAACCCATTTTCAAAAAATTTGCAAAAAATTTTTTAGCGAATTGATTCTCAGACAAAAGGGGGTGGGTTGCAAGGATGTTCCACGTGAAACAAAAAGGGCAAAACTGTTTTGGGCCAAATTATTTATACGAAATCGGGCTAAAGCGCCGCGGCCAAGCAGCCGGGGGCCCCGGCCCGCCCAAATGCGAACGATTCTCATTTGGGCGTCGAAATCGGCACCAAGGGACCCGCTAATTCCGGTAATCATAATTACCGGAATTAGTGATTCGTTTAAAATCAAGCACTTAGCTGTTTCCGAGGCCCGCGGCCCGGGGAAATCACTATATCTTGTGGTCGCCCCGGTCCGGGGAGGGTCACCCTCGGGCCATGGACCGCCGCCCGGGGGGCGGTTTTTCGGGGCCAAAATCCACCGGGGGCCGGCCCGGCCGAGCCCCCTTTCCTAGTTTACGTACAGGACGCTCACGCCACGTTCTCTTCAAAGCAATAGGTAGGGATTGCTTACGCTTAGCGGCGCTCCTGCGGGCTCTCAGGCATCATACAATCAATGTGGTGAGATTCGCTAAAAGTTGGCGAATTTCGCCAACTGTTGGCATAAAAAACCCGGCGTGTGGGCGCCGGGCTAAAACTCTCGATTCAAGGATGTCACACGCTTACCAACTGCTCGCGTAACGCCTCCCAGTTAACGCTATCATAGGGCCACTCGTCAAGGGGCTCAGTGTCGATACCCGTAGCTATCAGGTCCTGCGCCTGCCTGCCGTGGTACAGCAGCAGGCGTGCCTCATTGGGCTTCTGGTGCAGCACTAGAATGAACGCCGGCAGCTCCGCCATCCCGTGCCTCAGATTGAAGGCTATCTGGTGCGGGCTCAGCTTCACCCTGCGGCCGCTCTTCACTACCTTCAGCTCTATCATCACGAACCGGCTGTCGATCAGGCCCACTAGACAATCCGGTATCCCCAGTCCCACCCGGCTCTCCAGTCTCGTGATGATCGCTCTCGGCAAGTTCTCCTTCACTTTCTGGTGCAGCAGGCTCTCTGGACCTCTGGCCATCGCGCATCTCCTCAATCATCGTTTTAGGCTTTTCTTCGAGCTCATCTGGCGTGACGTCAATCAGAGTCTGCGGCGGGGCGCCGTATAGGGCTTTAATCTCTTCAAGCTTGCGCCTTACCTCGTCCTTACTCATCGAGTCGATAGTGCCGTGCCTGATTTCTTTGCGGTCGATGTAGATGGTCCCCAGTGCCTGCCCTCGACGATACTCGGCCGCCACGGCGGCGCTGTAGTTGCCAGCGTCTAAAGCGGCGTCACGAATGATCTGCAGGTCGCGCATGTGCCTGTCGAAGTTCGTCACGTACTTTGCAGAGAGCTCACGCCGATACTCTTGGATCGCTGCGACTACCTGCGGGTAGTATTTTGGGTTCGTAAGCTTATTGGCCTGCGCCTGAGCGTTTTTCTCAGGGTAGCCTGCCCGTATGGCTGCCTCTCTCAGAGTGACGCTCCCGTCGCCTGCGACGAGCTCTTGCACAAACTTCCACTGCTGCGGCGAGACTGCGTTCTCCTGTTCCTTCAAGGGCTTCACCGGCTGCGCTAAGCGCTCTTCCATTTTGTCCATTTTCGCCGACTTCACCGGCACAGTGTTGAACAGCTCTTTCATTCGTTTGCTCATGCAACTCTCCTGCAAATCCAGACACCTTCCCGGTTAGGCCGGACCGTAAACTTACGGCCGACACTTCGAGCGTCCCGGTAGAATGTCTTAAGGGCGTTTCTGGCCTTCTGCGCGTCGTCAGGGCTCATGAGAATAAGAAAGTCTCCGACTAGCATGCCAGAGAATGGGTAGCGTTGGATTCGTCCCGATACAAGCTTTGACAGGGTGTGCTGCTTGGGCACTATTCCCGGCGTCGTACAGGGCTCGTCGTAGAGTTTAGGCATCAGGTCCTCCTAAGGGTGTTAGGGCAGGGAATGTACTCTATAGGGGTGTTTACAGTCAAATTCAACGCTCCTATAGAGGTGTAATCTACAAAAAAATATTTTTCACTACTGGAATGAACCGCGCGCGATCAATCTGAAATTTACATCATTACACC